ATAGGAATGTTAGTAAGTTCGTAATATGCTGCTGCATAAAACATTTCTTGAACGAAGTAGTTTTCAAGCCACTTCTCAGGTTTTATCTTTGTTGAGGTTTTAAAATCTATAACTGCGAGTTCCCCTTCATACTCTGCAATGCAATCAACTCTACCGGCAAGACCAAGATACTCTGAGTATAAAGTTCTTTCAATAGCGTGTATATTATTTATCTTGTCAAGATAAGGTTTAGTATTATAAAACATGAATTGTGTGAGTGGTTTAAACTCATCCCATTTCAATTCAAGATTCAATAGATATGCTTGTGCTGCTTCATGATAATCAGTTCCACGAGCAGTTGCTTTCTTTGTGATTTTATTTGCCTCTTCAACACCAACCCTCTTCCTCCAATCAGCAAAAATCTGACGGTTGTAAAAAGATGTGACAGATGTTATTGACGGAACCCAATCACCACTTGGAAGATTGTATAATCTTATTCCGTTTGTTTCTTTTTTTTGTAATTCAAGATCACCTAAAAAATTATGATGAATAAAGGTCATAAATTAAGTTCCATTTTTGCAAGGATGTATTCTTTGACTAAACCGGATCGAACAATATCATCAACACCAAATTCTATGATGTCAACAGATGACATTAAACGAAGAACTCTCATGAAATCAATGATACCATTCCGTTCATTTTGTTTGATGAGATCAGTTTGTGTTGCATCTCCACANAACATNATCTTTGTATTCGTTCCTACNCTTGTCATTATACTATCTAATTCATGAAAATTCAAGTTCTGNAACTCATCNACTATTATGATAGCCTTATCAAATGTTGTTCCTCTNATNAATGATGTAGACCAAAATGATATTGTTTCTTGTGCTTTCAAGTTACCATATAACATTTCAAAATCAGCATCACTTGGCATCTCAAACATATACTTAACCATATTCTTATATGGTATTTGATATAAGAATGATTTATCCTCATGATCTCCGGGTAAGAAACCAATCTCTCTGGTTGATACAAGCGATCTCACGATGTATATTTTCTCGTAAGGTGTCGTTGTATCCAAAACTTCATTCAACGCATTGAACAGCGTTATAAAGGTCTTTCCAGTCCCTGCTGCACCATATGCAATTATATTTTTACCTTTCTCATATTCCTCGAACAACCTTTGCTGATTCTCTGTTAAGGGTTCTATATCCCTCAACATATCAGCATTGATTGGTTTCTTCCTCTTCATTTGTTTTGCCGTTAACCCGACACCTATTGGTTGCTCTGACTTCTTTTTTCTTGGCATGTTAAACAGGTCTTACTTTAGAACCGGGAGCTTTGGATGCTTTACGCAATACGTCATTCCATCCGGGATGTGTCTTACGAAGTTTATCNTAAACTTCTCCAACTTCTCCGACGTTTGCAACTCCAGCATTCCAATCCTTATCCCAATCGGGATTATCCTTTCGCCACTGATCGTAGTCTGTCATTGACATCTGGATCTCTTTTGTTTCACCGGTCTTCAAGTTTTTAACAGGGTAGGTAGGCATAAGTGTTTAGTTTTGTAAATATTTAGACCCATTCAAGGGCTTCAGAAACTGCAGGAAATTGTTCGGTAAANACCTTNCGACATTCCTCTGCNATATCCATGTGNTCTTTTTGTGTNCCNTGNGCNGATCNTAGATTNATATAATGNACCCATGATCTACATGAACCAGTCATGTATAATCGTGTNGGTGTTGCTAATGGTAATACAAATCTAGCACACTCTTTGGCAACTCCACAATCAAGCATTTCTTTATACAGTTTCATTCCTGCAGTAAAATGTGATTGCATTTTTACTTCTAATTGTTGAACAAGATGTGGNTCAAGATCATCCGTAGAGTTCTGACGATTNTTTAAATCTTGTTTTCTTAATTTTGGTAGTGCAATCTTTTCAGAGAGTAAACTACTATCTGCATANCTTTGAGAGAACTCTTGATATGTNAAAGAACGATGTCTTAATATCTGTGCTGCAAGTCCTCGTGTNGTTTCTATTTCAAGAGTCATAAATGACTGTTCAAATACTGACCAATGCTGATGCTTGATACAATATTTTAAAAGTCCTGCATAATTTTCATTATCTTGATTGCTAGGATTAGACACTCTGGCAACATATGCCATTGTTTTCTCAGCATCAGGTGTAATACTAATAAGTTTAACTGTCATTAATCTGATCCATCATCATACATTTCATCATATTTCATCGGTGCTGATGAAAATGCCTGTTCATTTCTATATGCTTCAACATCTGAATAAATTTCAGACTCTAGTTCCTCAACGATCTCTTTGAGAGCCATGACCAGAACTTTTAATTTTGATTTGTTCATGATGATTGCTTTTCATCTAATTATAATACAAAAAAAGAGGGGTGTAAACCCCCCCTTTGTTGCTAGCTGCAAGGTGATGCCTTGCTTTTAACCTTTAGACCGCGATACATTAGATCGTGTCTTTCACGCTGTGCTGCTTCTGCAACAACTTTAGCGTTGTATTCTTCAGAGTCATATTCGACTCCGCGATAAGTGACTTTTGCCATTGGTTTTTCCTCCGTAGTGGGCAATTGAATGCCGTTCCTTCGGTCAACATTTGCGTCTTCAAAGAAGATGAACGAATCCGTTCCGTGTCGGCTTACTTGCGTCCCTAATGGGATGAACGTAAAGGTATGTTAGCATACCATAACTATGTAGTCAAGTGGAATGGTATAACTTGATACATTTTATAACGGATTACCGTTCTTATCAAGTAATCCTAGCTTTTTTATTTGTGACAAATTAGATTTTTTACTTTTTTTTATTTTTTTATACTCTTTAATCAATCGATCAACCACATCATTTGATATATTTACTTTAAGTTCCTCTTCATTCTCTACAAATCCCAAACCTTTTGTTTGTTCTTTACTGTCAACATAATCATTAATCACACCTTGAATTTCATCACGAATGATTTCGTTGATTTGATTTCTGATTTCTTCACTCATCTTCTTTTTTTCTTTTTGACTGGTGTTTTATATCCATATCTGTTTGGAGATATAGTTCCATATCCATGTGTGATTGTTTTTAATCCTTTTCCATATTTGTCATAATATAAATCAAAAACATTTGCCATCTTACATGATCTTGTAACATCAAGACAATCATTTCCTTCATAAGAATACGCAACATTATACGCATCAGTAGGAAATTTTGGATCTTTTGCTTTATCTTCTGTCGTTCTTTCTAATATGATTTCACAAGAATAATCCTCTGGTTTCAAATCTGTTTTGTTCATGTTCCTCTGTTTACTCCCCATACTATATCAGGATAAGCCTCTTCGACGAGTGCTTTTGTCAATTTATATTTGTCAGTTAGATTTTTATCTTTAACTAAACAAATTATTTTTGCTTCTTCTGGATGCAAACCCTCTAACAATTGTATAAACATTGTTTCTCTACGAAGACTTGTAAGAGTATCATTACCACCTTTTATAAAGTGGTAAAGTGTTTTCCATTCTCTGCGTAAAGAGGTGTGATCAGTTCCAACAGGGACTTCATTTTCTCTATATGGAACATCACCTTCGGGCACAGCTGACTGAACTCTATCATCAAAGTTCCATATCAATATTGCAGTTAAAGAATCATCTCTGTGTTCCTGTAGTGCTGCAATTTTTTTTGCCTTTGTTCTCTGTTTATCAACATAATCTAATATCTCATGGATAAAAGGATTAGGTGGAAGTTGAACTGCTTTAGTCCTCTTCGTCTTCTTCGTTGTTGTCGTCATTAGTGTTTTCAAATCGAACTGCTAAAATTTCATCTGGAACAATGTTTCCGTTTTGATCAAACATCTCTGGATGTGTGAATATTGTTTGAGGTGTTGTTTCATATGTATATTGTCTTGCTACCCATCCTATCACACCACCTACTAATAATGCAAGGAAACTCATTACCGTCATAAGTGTCAAAGAAACTATTAATGTATCTGACATAGCATCCTCCAGATGTTATTTTTTTGTTATGTTTAAAGTAAAAGTTATTTCTCTACGAAAGATATTTAACTTTAGTTGAAAGGTTGGTTTGGGTTTGACGTTCCTCCTATTACGTAGTAATAATTCAACACCCCGATTAATTTCGGGTTTGTTTTTATTTAGAAGTCTTTTTTTTCCTTCCGGGTTTTCGGTCATTACTATACCTCCAAGCGTCTTCAAGAATTCCATACAAATATGCTTTAATTTTTCTTGCTTTTGGTTTACCTAGAAATCCATATGCCTCACGAAGTGTTTCATGATTGCGATCTCTTCCACCTTTGATGTATCCCTCTAATTCAAGGACAACATCACCTAGCTCTTTTGCAGTGCTACTTTGAATAAAAGCATCAACTTCTACTTTTTTTGTTTTACGATATTTTAAAAAGTCATAAAATTTTAAAGTCATTGTGCCAGTGAAGGCTAGTTCCATCGCATGTTCAACCATGGAATATACTGAATCAAAATCATCCGTCATTAAATCAACTTTTGTTCTTGTAACCATTTTAAGGTCTCCTTACATCCTCCGATATGCCGACCTTGTATTTGAACTTGAGGGAATGTTGCTCCCTCACCAAACTCACCATAGAAACTTTTTTTGTTAAAGTCAATATCATATTTGTATTCAATATAATCAATGTTAATACTATGAAATAATTGTCTGACTCTATCGCACCACTGGCAATCATTTTTTGACCAGAGCACTGCGTTCATCATTGTGTTCATTTAATTAAATTCCTTTAGTGTTTTTTGATAATCGATATCGAAAAGTTCTAGTCCCTTATCTGTCAGGATATGATTATACATTCCTTCAAATATTTTGGGTGGCATTGTGCATATGTCAGCACCTTGAGCAAATGAATGTTCAACATCACCTACTGATCTGATAGAGGCCGATAGTATTTCTGGAACTCTAATTGGTGGATCAGAGTAACCTCCATTGATTGGTATTGTTTTAGGAATGACTTCAGCAATTCTTTTAATTAAATTACATCCACCAAATCTTTGATCATCAACTCTGCCGACAAATGGTGAGAGATAAGTTGCTCCCGCTTTCGCGGACAGAATCGCCTGTGAGACGCTGAATATCAAAGTGACATTAACACGCACACCTTGCTTTGATAACTGTCTACAGACCACCAGACCCTCTCTGGTGCAAGGAACTTTAATAGTTGCTATATCATTAAATTTATTTACAAGACGATAAGCGTCTTTAAGCATCTCATCCTCCGTTCCTACGACTTCCATGCTTATGTCACGAAGACCAAGCGATACAAGTTCTTCATATACATCATCAGGTTTCCTGTGACTCTTCATTATAAGAGTGGGATTTGTTGTTATCCCATCAATCAATCCAGTCTTGAAATGATTACTAATGGTTTCGACATCAGCAGTATCAAGAAAAATTTTCATAAGTAATAATCTCTCGAATTTATATAGCGAATGATGTTTCTCAGTCTAACGCATCAAGTTGAGAATGTCTAGGCCTATGTTGTTTAATTCCAACATGATTTCCATCATTTGGTAGTTTTCCTGTCATTAAATAATCAACAGTGTCTATGCAACCTTGAAGATAAGATATTCTCTCCTTATCTTCCGAATCTATCTGCTTCATTCTCTTAGTAAACCTTTCCATGAGTTGCTGTAAATTTTCTGTAGGTTTTCTAAGTAAATCGGGATTGTAATCTTGTGGAGAGAAATCTCTGATTTTAGTTTGTTTCATTTTTTTCATAAGGTTTTTCTTGAGTTTGTTTCGGCGATTATTTTCACAAACTCTTTTGACCGTGCACTCTTTACATTCGTATGAGTATGATGATGCTAATCTGACGTTCTTTCGAGTTCGGTAATAACCATCTATAAGATTTTTTTCTTCGCCACAAACTCTACACTTTCTCTCTTGTAAAAGCAAGTGAGCCAATCTTAGTTGTTCGTCCAGATCCATGTGTTATAGCAATAAAAAAGACCCTAGTAGGGTCTTATTATATCATATGTATATGATTTTACAATGCGTTTCCTCTTGGTAATACCTCTTCTGGGAACACAAAGTTCTCATGTGGTTGGTCAACTGATGACATCCATGCTCTCATACCTTCGTTAAGAAGAATGTTCTTCGTNTAGAAAGTCTCGAACTCTGGGTCTTCTGCTGCTCTTATCTCT